GCATTCAATCAATAGCGATACGTTATTTTTAAAACCGATAGCGTCTGGCTGTTCACCTGTTTCAATTGTTGCCTGATATCGGTCATGAAAAACCACACCAAAACCATTTCGTTTTAGAAATTTTTCAGCTATTAAACACAGTTCAGAATGAGTTAATTCAGTCATTGTGATTAACCTCATTTAATATTTGTCCAAACAAGCATCGTCCACAAAACCAATACCGCTATAAATGTTAATGTTTGATCACTCATTACTATCTCCGTTTACAATTTCCGCACGACAATTTCCGCACGGACCAGCCACGCAGTTAGCGCCCGAGTTATATACTCAGAGTTTTGCTCCAACAGTTTTGATATAAATTCATTATTTTTATAATCATCAATCCCAATTGGTCTGGGAGTTATTAAATATTTTTTGAAATTTTCCAACTCAATATCCAGCTCTGCAGGCGTTAGTTTCCGTTTGCCAAGGGTTTTAATTTTTGTTGTAAAACTCTCATTAATGTGACCTCGAAATATTCGCCTAAAA